TGGTAAAGGGACTGACGTTGTCCAACTATTGCTAGACGCTGAAACTATGTATAACTGGATAAAACAATAATATGGAATATAAATACGAATTTGTAAATGACTTTGTTAATTGCGTAATACCTAAACATAACGAGAGAGATTTTGTTTACTTAGACTTACATATAAAAATAATAGAACTCCAGGACTTTATAACTAAGCATAAAGAACACATTGAAAAAAACAACGGGTTTTTAAGCATATCTATAAACAAAGGGAAAAAAGACCCAAATAAATTATATACAAACTTTAGTCGAAAAGTCGAGATAAAAAAAGATAAACTAGTAACCCACAAAGAGCAAATGCCTGATAGGGACGGTTTACCATTTTAATAATTAGGGGGGTGGTTATAAATAACTTGGGTAAAATCCACTCCCTTTTTTATTTTAGGATAGTTAATAGCTATCCTTTTTTTTTCTATATTACTAATCTTTAAACTTTAAGATATGTTTGTCGACTTCAATAAACAAATAGATACAATACACAAAATAAGAACTGGCGAGATTAAAACTGGTCTTAAGCTAGGTATTTCTGACTTAGATACTCATTTTGTTTTAAAACCCTCTGACCTTAATTTATTCCTAGGTCACGCTAACGTTGGTAAGACTTCGCTAGTATTGTTTATGATGTTATGCTACTCAGTCAGACATAACTCTAAATGGTTAATCTACAGCTCAGAAAATGAGCCTTACGAGTTAATAAGAAAACTACTAGAGTATTTAATTGAAGAGCCAATTAATAGAATAATACCAAACGACTTTAATAACGGCATAGCTTTTATAAAAGAACATTTTAAATTTATATCTAACGAGAGACTTTATACATACAAAGAACTCATAGACGTAGCTGAAAAGGCTAAGATAGGTTTTAAGTATGACGGGTTTCTAATAGACCCTTATAACAGTCTAGCCAAAGATAGAGAAACGTCTAAGGCTTTAGGTATGCACGAATACGACTACGAGGTCCTAAGCCAGTTTAGAATGTTTTGCCAGCGTAATAAAGTTTCGCTATGGCTATGCGCCCACGCTAACACCGAAGCGCTTAGAAGGGTTTATAAAGCACCTCACGAGTATCAAGGTTATCCAATGGTTTGTGAGTCTAGCTCTATAGAGGGTGGTGGTAAGTTTGTGAATAGATGTGATTCCTTTGCTGTAGTACACAGATTTATTCAACACCCTACAGAGTTTATGTATTCCTTTTTACATATAAAAAAGATTAAGTCAATAGAGACTGGCGGGCGTTGTACGAGTCTAGACGCACCTGTAAAAATGCGAGCGCTTATTAACAATGTCGGTTATTCTATTAACAACGAAAGTATAGTTAAAATTCTTAAACGAGCCAACGCTCCCTTTTAGTATAGCATAATTTTTGTAGCTTGTAGGAGTGGACATTTTAGAACTCTTATATAAAAAACACAATAATTGGTTACAAATTACCGAATCTTTAGGCGTCAATCCTGAGACAGCCAAAGACATAGTATCGGAGCTTTACTTTAAAATCAAATTACATTTAGAAGAAAATAAGGACCAGTCCATAATGTATAACAACGATGAGGTAAATTATTACTTTATCTACGTTACTATTAGGAACCTGGTCTTTGACTTAAAACGTAGGGAAAAGAATGTCAAGTTTGTTAGCTTAGATACTAGAGAGGACCTGTCCGAAGACGTAGAGTATAAAGAATGGTATAACGAGCAGTATAATGATACAGACGAATACTTAAAGCATAAAGTTATATGTGACTGGTACGAAAACGATAACTATTTACAAATGCTAGAAGACGCTAATTTGCTAGACAACTTTAGTCAGGATAAAATGAAAGTCTATTATATGCGTAGGATATTTAAAGAAGTGTTTTTAGATAACACTAAGGTTAGTGTATTGTCCAGAAATACTAACATAACTTATTGGAGTCTTAGAAATACTATAAAAAACATTAAAAAACAAATAAAAGAAGACTATGAATTTAGGCGACATATTAGAGACGATTTTTAAAAAGACTGGCATTAAGTGGTTAGTAGAAAAAATAGTAATAGACATACTAGGATATAAGTCTTGCGGTTGCGAGCGTAGAAAAAAAGTATTAAACGATATTAGAATATTTAGAACTGAACAAGATGAGATTAAATAAAAAAGATTATAACTATTGGACTAAATTTAGAGAGGCTAAAAAGTCTACTATAACTAAAGAAGAGTTAAACGCCATATCGGTAATCCATTCGGAATATTTTAAGCATAAATTTGTATTGCCTTGCACTTGTAACCCCAAGCAAATTCAAAGTTGGGTTAATGATATAAACACTTTATATATAGAGTCGTAATGGATATAGAAAAAACTACTAAATGGGAAAAGGCTGTAGTACAAATACTAAATCTAGACGGTTGGCAGTTAAAGCATATAGGCGGTAAGAGTAGATATGACGCTAAGGGTTTAACCCCTAAAGGATTTATGGCAGTTATAGAAATGAAGTTTAGAAATAAGTACTACGAGAATAAAATGATAGAAAAAAAGAAATACGATGCACTTATGAATTTACCAGGCGATGTTGTTAAGCTTTATTTTGTAGCCGACCCTAAAGGTAATTATTTATACTGGCTAAACAATATGACGTTGCCGCCAATAGAAACTGTCTTAGCTAGTAAAACAACTTATTGGGGTGGTGATAAAGAATCTAAAGAAGTTTACTATTTACCAGAGTCTAAAGCTTCCGTAGTCTCAGTAAACGATAATGACCCAGAGCCAGGACCTTGGACCGAATATTTTAATAATAGAAAAAAATCTAAATAACATTGCTGAGTTATTAACAATTTGTCGTATATTGTGTATATATAAAACTTATACGATATGACAAAACCAGAAAAATTAAATTCAATTCAAGAAAATTATTTACAAGATGTAGAGCTTTTACAGGCTCTTGGATACCCGCTAGATTTATTTGACGATTTATATAAAATACATTTTTTTGAAAAATAAAAGTGGATATACTAGACGACATAAAAAGCAATGTATTGGATATAGAAGAGTTTAACTTTTATAATGAGTTTCAGCTATTATCCAGTATATTAGACTCCTGGCATAAAAAATCACAAAACAAAAACTTAACTGACAAAGCTAGAGCTGAGATTAATTCAGCTATAAAAGCGCTATCTACAATTAGCTTATACGTTATGAGTATGCAACAACGAGAGCGAGGCTACAACATACAGTTAAATAGATTTCGAGAGGCTAAAATACTAGCCGAGTCAAAACTTAAAAAACTAAAATATGAAAAAGAATAACTACGAAAACAGTCTTAAAGGATTTGCCTTTGCGTTAATTGGTATTATTTTAACTTTACTAATAGCTAAACTTTATGAATGAATACGAGATCGAATACTGGCAATATACTGACGATGGTTACGACAACCGATATATATTAGTGCGAGCTGAAAATGAATACGAGGCAATACAAAAATCAAAAATGAAAACGACTGACGCAAAAGGACACAGAATATATGAAGGATAAAATAAAGCTACTAGACGGTAACTATTACGATAAAAAGGAATTACTAGAAAAAATGGTAGACGATGAGTTTTACTATGGTGAGTTAAACAAGCTAGCCTTAAGCAGCTCTAGTCTAAAGCTTATGTTAGATAGTCCAAAGACTTATTACTATATAACTAAGTACGGACAAAAGTCTAGCAGCCCAGCTTTAACAGCGGGTCATTTATTTCACCTAGCAATCTTAGAACCAGAAAAATACGATGAGTTAAGGTTCGTAGACGTACAAAGTAAAAACACTAAAAAGTTTAAAGAGGCTAAAGAAGAGTACGGCGAGGTATATACAGCCAAAGAGCAAAGCGAAAACAATAGGCTTATAGACGCCTTTTATAAAAACCCGCAAGCTGTCGAGTTATTAAGTGATAGTAAAACTGAAGTCTGTGGTATTGTCGATATATACGGTAAGCCGTTTCGAGCTAAGGCAGACGTACTAAAAAACAAAGGTGGTATAGTAGACCTTAAGACTACAGTAGACGTACAAAACTTTAACAAGTCAGCATATAGATATAAGTATCATTTACAAGTCGCTATATATTGCGAGGCGTTTAATTGTAATTATAAAGATTTTACGTTTCTTTGTATAGACAAGGCTAATCTAGATATAGGAATCTGGAACGTTAGCAGAGAGTTTTACGAGTACGGTTGTAAAGAGTTAAAAAAAGGAATAGATTTATACGATACCTACATACGAGAGGACTTCGACATAAACGATTACACAATACAAGGAACACTATGAATCTAATACACTCAATAGTAATAACGTTTTGTTTTGGCTTATCGGTATATATAATATATAATCACTTTAACGAGTAATATGCAAAAAGAAGCAAAAGCATATAGAACAGTCGAACATTTAGTAAGAGGACAAATAAGCAAATCATTATTAAAAAGTTTTAATTTAGATTATGTATTTACTAATTATAGTAGAACTTTAAATAAAAGATTAGGGTTACATAAACTTAATAAAAAGCAAGAATATAAAAAGAAATGAAATCAAAAAAACTAACTCAGGTCCAAAGGATAGGACAGCTAGAAAAAACTATATCCAAAATATATTTAATACTAATGGAGTACAATAGAAACGTAGCCGAACTAAAGAAAAAAATAGATGACAAAGACAAAGCTGAATAACGTATTTAAAATACCATTCACTAACGCTGAAATGAAACGAGTCGCAGACTTAGTTATACATAACACAAAGGCAGACATATTCCATAAGTCTAAACAACAAAAGTATGTAGAGGCTAGAGCCTTATTTAATTACCTAATCCGAAAAGAATTTGGACAGACGTTATTTAGAATAAGAGACTACTATCTAAGCAAAGGTAAGAAGTACCATCACGCTACAATACTACATAGCATAAAAAGCTTTAAAGAGATAGCATTTAAAAATCCTCATTATGTAGATATAATAGACGCTATCAAAGTCCAAGAGGTTTCACCTAGACAAATAAACAATCTTATAGCTGAGGTGTGCAAGATAAAAAACAAAAAGCAGTTAGAGACTACAAGAGACTTTTTAAAAAAAGTATTACAAGACTAGCAAATTTACAAATAGTGCGTTATATATATAATGACTGACAATACTGACATTAAAAAAAAGATGCTAGAAGCCCTAGAGTTTAACCTAGGTATCGTTTCGCATAGTTGTAGAACTGTAAACATAAGTAGACAGACGCATTACCAGTGGCTTAAAACAGACGCAAGTTATAAAGAAGAGGTCGAAGCTATAACTGAAAGTGCTATAGACTTTGTAGAGTCCAAACTATATGAACGAATCAAAGCTAACGATACAGCCAGTATTATATTCTATTTAAAGACTAGAGCTAAGAGCCGAGGCTACCAGGAACGAACAGAGCTTGTTATGCCTGAAGCTAGAAAATTTGAAATAGAAGTTTTAGGACCAGCCAATGAAAGTACAAACTAATGTAGTCTACGACTATCTACAAAAGACTAGTTCAAAAATAAAGATATTCCAGGGCGGTACTAGGTCTGGTAAAACATACAATATTCTTATGTGGCTAATCTTTGGCTACGGAATGACAGAGACAGGCAAAACTATAACAATATTTAGAGCTACCTATCCAGCCCTTAGAGCTACAGTAATGCGAGACTTCTTTGATATACTAGAGCGCTTCGATTTATACTTAGACGCTGACCACAATAAATCCAATAGCGAATATAAACTAAACGGTAATCTATTTGAGTTTGTATCTATTGACCAGTCTAGCAGACTTAAGGGACGTAAAAGAAATATAGCCTTTTTAAACGAAGCTAACGAAGCTAGTTATGAATCCTATAACCAAATACTATTTAGAACTGAAGAGCAGTTAATACTAGACTATAACCCTAGTGACGAGTACTCTTGGATATACTCAAAGGTTAAGACTAGAGACGATGCGTTTTTCTGCATAACAACTTATAAGGACAATAGGTTTCTAAGTAAAGAGATAGTAAAAGAAATAGAACGTTTACAATATACAGACCAGGACTATTGGCGGGTGTACGGACTTGGTCAGGTAGGTAGAAATAAAGCAACCATATTCACATATCTAGAAGTGGACCAGATACCTAAAGAAGCGGAGTTTATCTCAGGCGGCTTAGATTGGGGCTTTGTCAATGACCCGAGCTGTTTAATTTTTGTTTACCTATATGAAGACAACCTGTATTTAGATGAACAGTTTTATCAGTATGGAATGACTAACCGAGACATACACAATAAGTTTATAGAGTTAGGATTTACAAGACAGACTGAAATCTTTGCCGACAGCAGCGAACCAAAATCTGTAGACGAATTGCATAGGTTTGGTTGGAACGTCAAGTCCGCATCTAAAGGCAGAGACTCAATTAACATAGGAATAGATTTACTAAAGAGATATAAGCTTCATATAACTAGCAAGAGTATAAATACTCTAAAGGAGTTTAAAAACTATAAGTGGCAAGAGGATAAGAACGGGACGCTGTTAAATGTACCAATACAAAAAAACGACCATTCAATAGATTCGAGCCGTTATGCAATTATTAAGAAGCTGACTAGACCTAGAGTTGCCAGATATGCTATAAGGTAATACAGAGATTTAGTTAACATTATTTGTTAGTATAATTTATTTATTGTATATTGCATTATATTAATGAAACATAAAGTAAGTGCTAACTAAAGCTGCGCCTCTAAAAAGAAACATTAAATGTTGTAGCAAGTCGAAAGCATTAGTAAATGTAGTTTAGTAAAATATCTGCATTGAGTGTGTCTCTTAAAAAGTATGAAAGTGTATAGTAACTAATCACCTGTAAGAAATTTAAGATAGATTTATACAGCATAAAGAAATATTGTTAAAGTCAAATTCCCAACATATACGGAATGGTAGCGCAAGCAAAGGTCAAAGCAAAACCTAACGAGGCAATAAAGGAACTATCCTAAAAATAGTAATAAGGTATATAATGAGAGTACCTACTCTAAGACAAATCAAAATCTCTATAATTTAAAATTACGTTATGGAATCTAATACTAAAATAATATTAAAGAAAATCATTGAGTTACCCGAGTACGAGCGTAAACAAATTATATCCGTACTTATAGCCTCAATGTTAAATCCTGAAAGCAATAAGGACGCACAAGAAATGTACAAGAATATTATTAATCAATTAAGCAAATAAGATGGCAGATAAAAAAAAGAAAAACGACAAGTGGTTAGTTATGCAACTTATAACCGATAAGTATATAAACTCTATATTTATAGACAGACATATAAACTTAACCTCATCAAACACTATTATAGACGCTAGAGTCTGGACCAGTAAAGAGCTAGACGAGCTTTACAAAATCTATCCTTTAGGACGAGAGGGGTTCCACTCTAACTTTACTCTTATCGAGTATAAATAAGAATCTAGGTTAATGGCTGCCTAACAAAAGCCAAAAGAAAAACAAGGTGGAAGTCCCTAGCCCTTACTTAATTGTAGGGGTTTTTTTTTGTCACTCAAATAAATTAAATTTACGTTATATATATAACACTATGAAAAAAATAGAACTATTAGTACCGACTGACTTACATTCAATACCCTTGTATCAATACCAGGAGTTTCTTAACACATTTGCAAACCCTGAGAATATGACAGACGAAGAGGCTAGCTTAAAGATGCTAGAAATCTTTTGCGGGGTTAAACAAAAAGAAGGATTGAAATTTAAAATGTCTGACGTTTCTATAGTTGTAGATAAGTTAAATAAGATACTAGTAACTAAACCTAGCCTAATAACTAAGTTTACTCTAGGTGGTCAAAAGTTTGGATTCGTACCAGAGTTAAGCGAGTTAAGCTTTGGCGAATATATAGATGCTGAAAATAATCTAGGCGACTGGAATAATATGCATAAAGCTATGGCTGTATTATACAGACCTATAAAAGAAGAGTACAAAGACAAATATACTTTAAAAGAATATGACGGCGTCCACTATGCAGAGATATTGAAAAATATGCCTACCAGTGTAGCCGTTAGTTGTCTGGTTTTTTTTTACGCTTTAGAGACGGAATTGTTGAATCATACTCTGAACTCTTCACTAAAAACACTGAAGATAAAGACTCAGTCTTTGGAGCCGAAGAGGATTTCAGATTAAGATACGGTTGGTATAATAGTCTATATAAATTAGCGGGTGGTGACGTAACGAAAATAGAAGAGGTTAGTAAAACAAATTTACATTATTGCTTAACTATGCTACAATACAAAGTAGAGCTAGACAAAGCAGAGACAAAGAACTTAAAAAATAAATTTAAAAAGAATGAGCGATAACCAGGGAGCCACTGCATTTTTTACAATGCTAGATACATTAAGATTACATTTATTAGAAGACCCTAATATTAACACCTGTACATACGGTGACTTAGCTCAAATTGATTTATCTAAACAGACCATTTTTCCTTTAGCACACCTAGTGCCTAACACTGCAACGGTAGACCCTACAGGTCAGACTATAACATTTAACGTTAGTGTTATTCTTATGGATATTGTAGACGTATCAAAAGAAACTAAAACAGATATATTTTATGGTATAACTAACGAGCAGTTTATTTTAAACACTATGCTAGCTATAGGTAACAAATTATTTAATAGGTTTAAAGGTGGTGATTTAAGACTAGAAGGCTACCAGGCTAACGGGTCCTTAAACGCTCAGCCTTTTTATCAAAGATTTGAAAACCAACTAGCGGGCTGGAATTGCACATTTGACTTAACGTTCCAAAATGATATTTATATATGTTAAGCGATGAGGTTGTAAGAGAGCTAGAGACGTACGCATTAAATGTAATAAGTCAAGCTAAAGCTAATTTAAAAGATAACAAAGGCGGTGACTTAGCTGAAAGCCTAGACTATAGAATTAACGATACGTTTGACTGGGGTGGTATGTTAGAGTTTGTCGCTTTAGAGTATGGTAACTTTTTAGACCAGGGTGTACAAGGTGCTAACCCAAATGCTTTATCACCGCCAGGCACAGATAAAAAAGGTAATGAAACTCCAGGGTCTAAGTGGTATGGAATACAAAAAGCTCCTTATAGCCCGTTTAGGTTTGGTAGTGGTAACGGTCCCGCTGGTGGTCTTAGGGGTGCTATTGACAAGTGGACTATATCTAAAAACATACCAGGCATACGAGACGATAAAGGTAGATTTATACCTAGAAAATCTTTAGTCTACTTAATGACTAGAAGTATTTATCTAGCTGGTCTATCACCTACTTATTTCTTTACAGACGCTCAGTCTTCTTATGATAGTACTATAACTAATAAATTAGGCTTAGCATTTTTAGATGACGTAAGATTAAAAACACTAGACCTATTAGACCCTTTAAAAACGAATGCAGCTTATACTCAGTTTTCGACAAGCCGAAGACCTAGAAAAAAATTTAATATATGATATTACTTAGAAGTCCCTATATACTAAGCGTTGGCGAAGTCGCTAACTTAGGATTTTGTATTTTACGACTAACCATAAATTCAGCGTCTACGCCTCAATATACTATAACTAAAAACGCTTATCAGTTTCTAGACTCAAACGATAACGAGCAAGGTTTTTGTAGTTTTGATATAGCAGAGCTTTGTAGAGATTATATAAATAATATTTATTTAGACTTAGCTAATAGTCCTGGTACTCAAAGGGTTTCTATATCCTGGTCTATTCAAAAATATAGTGCTGCAAACCCTAGTGTATTAATAGGAACAGATACTGGTTCAGATATAGGTATAAACGGATATACTGAATTTTCTGAGGGACTTAATTCAGATATAACAACCGACAAAATATTATTATCTGACAGAAAAATATACTTACCTTTAAATGTTAGAACAACTATATTTACTTATGAGAGTGGAGCTATAGTAGATAACGATGTCTCTTCTACAGCTACTAGCATAAGCGTATTAGGCGGTAAAATAATAGATGTTGAAAGAATAAGAGAATGTAAGTACAGCCATTATAAAGTATCATTTATAAATAAGTGGGGCGTACTACAAGACTTATACTTTTTTATGAAAAGAATAGACAGTACTGCGGTTACTAATGAGAATTACAAAGCCAACGTTTTAAATCTATTACAGGCAACACCGAGTTATTCTACAACTAGCCACGTCAATAAAACTTTTAATTTTAAAGGTCAAGAATCTTTTACTATGTCAACGGGTTTTGTAGACGAGTCTTACAATCCTTACTTACAAGAGTTAATGTTGTCAGAGTCTATTTGGATTAAAAAATCAGTAGGTTCTAACAACCCTGTAGTGCCTTGCGTATTAAAGACTCAAAACTTTATAAAGAAAACTAGTCTAAACGATAACTTAGTAGAATATACTTTAGAATTTCAACCAGCTAATCAAATTATAAACAACGTTAGATAATGAGGGTATTAATATTTATTTTATGTTTTACTATTTTAAGTAGCTGTAAGCCATTTAAAAAAATACCTAAAGATTTACCTGTTATAGCAAAAAATCAAAACTTTAAATAATGAGAAAAGAGTTAGCTTTATATGTAAGGAATATATACGGACTAGACGCTGACGAGCTAGCTGACCCAGCTACGCAACCGTTTGAGAGAGTAGAGTTTTTTAAAGACGAGACAGTGACATTAACTCAGACAATAAAAAATTCAACAGTACCAGACAAATTATTTACAGACTTTACTCAGGGCTTTACAATACCAGCTAGTCCAGTTAACAATAAGATATTTAAACATTATTATAACAATGGTATATTAGGTTTTGACGCTAGAATAAAAGTACCAGCTAGACTAGAGCTAAACTTAATGCCGTTTAAAGACGGCTACATAAAGCTAGAATCTGTAGCTATGGAATTTGGAAAACCTAAAAGCTATAAGATTACATTCTTTGGAAATACTGTAGGCTTAACCGAATTATTTGGTGAGGACCAGTTATCAAACTTAGACTGGCTAAACAACTTTAGTTTGTTATACGATGGTACAGTTATAAAAGATAGATTTTCTACTAACAACAATAACGTAACGGTTGACGGTGTGCAATATGTAGACCCTATTATAACACCGCTTATAACACACACTAGAAGACTTTATTATAATTCAGGTCAGACCGTTGTCGCTGGTGACGGTAACCTATCTTATACTGCTAGTGACTTAAAAGGCGTTAGAGCTACAGATTTAAAATATGCTATAAGAAACGAAGTTATAATTAAGGCTATAGAAAAAACATATCCTTC